AATTTCGCGAAATTCAATTTTCGGTTCAGTCCATTCTGATGCGAATTCCGGTGAAGGTTTTTTGGTTATTGTTCTGATTTTTCTGCTTCTCATTTTTTTTCGTAGTTTTTAGGTTGGTCACTCTGATTCTTGAAACCACCTTGATTCTTGAAAGTAGGCCCGTAAGCAGCCCCTTCGCCATAACTCTTTAAAGAGCCGTCCAAGGACCTGTTTATTTTTTTCTCTTTCTTCTTCCGTGTCCAAAATTAGGTCTTGGTAGAAAAGTTCGTCCACGAAGTCCGCCAAATCGTCGTCGGTGAATTCTTTGGCTAAGAGGCGGTCAACGTCGCCCTCGCCCTCTCCCTCGAAGGAGCTGAGCAAGTGTTGCCTTCGGTTTGGGTTCAAAAAAATACTGTCCTCAGGTAGAAATGTAGATCTCATTTTTTTTAGTAGTTTTTAGGTTTAGGTTGTTGGTTCTTCCTATGCTTACCTCCCGACAAAATGGGTTCTGGTCCGGTTTGTCAATGTTGAAAGACATTTTTTTTTCATTTTTTTTTGCTTGCTTTTTCAGGAAAACGGTGCAGGTTTTGTGAGTATCCCCCCGCGAGGCTCCCGGCATGTTTGGCCTAAGGGGCTTGACTGATGGGGATGGATCCCTCAACGTAGCAAAAAACCAACTACACGCCCCCATTTTCAAAAGCGAAGGGGGGGGGAGGGGGGCGCGGGCGCGGGCGCACGAACACTATATATATGTCGATTTGCCCTCAAAAAAATACTTGCTGCATAGCCGGTTCAACACCATAACCTTGCAAGCGTGAGCACTACAAGTATAGCTGCGTCCGATGAAAATGACCCAGAGTGGGTTAAAATTCGCCTCCAGCTAGCGGGTAATATTTCAAGAGCGATTGCTGGGGTAAGGAAGCAAAAAGAAATCGATGGGATAAAATCGTTATCGCGGCACAACCCAGACAAGGTCGCCTGTCTTTTGCATTTATTCTCACAGGGCGTAAGCCAACACCAACTTAGGCATAGGTATGGATTTTCCCCTAATACAATCAACACGGTTTTAACCGAATACGCCCATCATTTGGATGATTTTGCTGGGTTGGCTGCGAGGCTTGCGGCCCGCAGCTATTCGCGGATGAGTATGCTTACTGAGGAGCTTGTTGAGAAATACACAAAGAAGGTGGAAGATGGGGAGTGTGAACCTACAGCAAAGGACATTAGGGACATTTCTGCTGCACAAAGAAATATTTTTCAGGAAACGGTTTTTGCTTTGGATAAAATCAATCGAGGGGATGATGGCGAAAAGCCAAAAATGGATTTTGAGCAGGTTGCACAGGAGGCAGAAAAGAGGTTGCAGGAATTAAAGAAAAACACCATAGAGGTTTCTGATGGCAAAAAAACGGGACTACAAGAAAGAATACCAGAATTACCACAGCAGACCGGAACAGAAGAAAAATCGAGCCAGTCGGAACAGCGCGAGGCGGAAGATGATAAAGATTTACGGGGTTGAAACGTTGAGAGGGAAAGACATTCACCACAATGACGGGAATCCCCACAACAACAGCAGCGACAATCTTTCAATTAGAACAAGGAAGTATAATCGCAGTAAAAAATAACAGCCATGACGCGGGGAGACTTGAGGGAGCGACAGCAAGTTGTTTGGCGTCTCCGCGAATGGAACCAAGCCGGAGAAATGGCGTCGATTCGTTTTAAGACGAATCGACACTCTTACCAAAAGCAAAAAGCTGGAGGATTTATTAGTGGGAGAGTGAAATTAAAAATACGCTCAACATGACCACCAGTGCTTTTTCTGCTTTTAAAAATGGGGTTGCCTTAAATAAGGCAAAACCCTCAAAAAGCTAAATGAAGTGGACGCCACATCCAATCCTTAATGCTCCTTCCGACGAGGAGATTATTCTCCTCGCTCGGAATGATCCCGAACTTCTGGAGCGATTACACCGCTCTTACGAGGACAGGATACAGTCAGCCATTGACAATCCTATTGAGGACGGCTTTCGACTTCCCGGCCTTAACCGCATTGTGGAAATGCTGAACGATGACTATGACGAGTTAATTGCATTGGGAGGCAATCGTTCTGGTAAAACGCATGACGGCGGAATTGTTACGGTTGATGCGGGATTAAACTCAAGAGACGGTCATATTGTTTGTTTCAGCCAAAATGCGGACACTAGTGTAAAGGTTCAACAAGCTGCCATTTGGAGTGCGTTGCCAAAGGAGTATCGGCGCAAAACCAAAACCATGGAGGCATATATTAACCATTCGATGCAGAATGGTTTTACGGGATCTGGTTTAATTTTGCCAGATACCCGGACACGGATTGATTTTAAGACTTACACTCAGTTTTCAAATAACCCCACCTTGCTGGAAGGTTTTGAATTTGGTTTTAAAAATCCCGATGGGATTAACCTTGGTGCATGGTTGGATGAATACTTGGGGGACGCAAGGTTGGTCAACACCTTGAGGTTTCGATTGGCTACGCGGAATTCCAAGCTGATGATTACCTTTACCCCAATTAGGGGATACACTCCATTTGTAGCTGATTACCTAAAGGGGGCAGAAACGCTAGAAAGCAAACCGGCTCGATTGTTGGAGGGCCGTGCTGTTCCCGTTAGGCAACGGGCTGGAAGCCGGGACGCTGCGATTGTTTACCTTCATGCGGATGAAAATCCCTTTGGGAATCCCGAGGCTGTGGAAAAAAAATGCGCCGGCGTAGAAGATGAGATACTGGTCCGATACTATGGCATCCCGATTAAATCTATTACTAGCCTGCTTCCGCTTTTCAGCACGCGGGTTAATGTGCTTTCGCACCGGAAGCCCAACCGGCACGGGATGCTGTTCCCTTCTTGGGAACAGCTTAGGGATCGAAAACGATGGACATGGTATCAAGTTGTTGATCCTGCGGCTGCTCGTAGCTATGCGGCCATCTGGGCCGCAGTTAATTCACATGGAGATATTTACATTGCCCGCGAGTGGCCAGACCGTAACAACTATGGGGAGTGGTCAATATTTGGAGATCCCCACTGGAAAAGGGGTCCGGCCTCGGAGAAGCCGGGATATTCAGTGGAAGCATATTCGGAGAAGTTTCGTGAAATTGAAGCCAGTATGGGGATCGATGTTTTTGAACGCATAGGAGATTCACGATATTTTGCCAGAGAAGAAGACTCGGACTCCGAAGATTTATTCACGCATTTTGCTGATCAAGGTATGCATTTTGTGGCTAGTGACGGGCGAAAAGAACACATTGGGGCCACTGCGCTTGATGACTGGTTCAGTTATAATCCGAATGAAAAGGTTGACCTAGCTAACCGCCCACGATGCTACATTCATGAAGGTTGCGGGAACCTCATTGATGCCGCCATTAACTACAATGCCCTTGGCAAGACCGACGAAGCACTAAAAGATTTTTTTGACCTTTTACGCTATCTCCGCATGCATAACCGTGGAGAAGGCCCAGACCATGTAACCGAAAGAGATATGATTGTAACTCGCCGTGGAAGAGGTGGATATTAATATGAAAGTAAGATTATCCGCATTTTGCGAAGAAAACCAGCTAGACAGAAACAAAACTAAAACCTTGCTGGAAACAAAATACCCTGAAGCTCTTGCAGGGCGTGGCTGGCTAAATGAGAAAGGCCAAAAATGGCTGCTCGACCGAGAAAGCGAGGAGCAGCTTTATGCTTTTGTTCTGTGCGATGCCCCCAACCCCCGGTTTGTTATAGCCAACCTAGATGGACCCAGTGGATCTCCCATCAAACGAATTTCGGTAAAAATTCCAAGACAATACAGTGGAAGGTTGAAGCGGAAAAAGATAAAGGTTGAGTTACGCGGAGATAAATACTTTTTTCAAAGATCATGAGTGTCCAGCCTGACATGATTTACAAGAGCGCTGAACCTGCGGTTCGCGAGCTTATAGACGAATACGAAACAGCCAAACGCAACTTAGGTCATTACGTTCAAGAGTGTTCAACGGCTTACTTGGATCGTCGCAACGAGTGGCCTGGCAAGACTCGCGATTTGCGTAAGTCGGGAGCGGATGCATTCCCGTGGGAGGGTGCTGCCGACACCGAGGCACATGTTATTAGTCAGCGCACAAATCTTATTGTAGCTTTGTGTATGTTAGCCTTGGTCAGGGCTAACATACGGGCAAAACCCACAAATGTTAACCAAATCGAGCGAGCCAAGATGGTTAGCTCTTTTTTGAAGTGGATGATAACCGGGAATTACATTCCCCGGTTTCTTACTGAAATGGAGCTTGCTGCGAATTACATGTGCGAGCGCGGCATAATGATTACCTACACTGGTTGGAATAAGGAGGCAAGGCGTTACAACCGGACTTTCACCATGCAACAGATTGTTTCGATTAACCCGGATCTTGGGGTGCTGATTGCAAGTGGGAAAAAGCCAGCCGATGCCGCAAGAGTTTTTTCAGAAAATTTGGATGTCAGTGATGCGACCGCCTTAAAGGCGGTCAAAGAGCTTCGCGAATCAGGCACAACTACAATTCCAACAATTAGACACGAAATAAATGCTCCGGAAGTTCGGACTTTGGCTCCGGATGGAGAGTGGATTTTTCCCAGCTACACAATTGATCCACAACGTGCGCCATTTGCATTTTATCGGACTTATTACACCGCTCAGGAGCTTATTGGAAAATCCGAAACAGATGGCTGGGACATTCGCTGGGTAGAGCACATAATTGATACGAAAAGCGGGATCA